CCAACGCCCTGCCCTTGATCAGCCATGCTGCGGATCACGTCGGCATGCTTTGCCGGCAAGATCATTTCGCGTGCATGCGCCTGCACAATCGGGTTCACGTTGCCGGGAATGTCGAAGCCACCGGCGGCACTGGCCATGGGCGCAAATGCCATAGCTGCAGCAAAGGCAGCGGCACCCGCAGCAGGAGCCATGGCAGGGCCAACAATGGGAATCGCTGCAGTACTGGCAACCGCAGCAGAGCCAGCCACACCAGCATTCCCAGAAATTTCGGAAAGCGCCGAGGTCTTGCCAAGCAGCATTTGCGCCATCTTGGTCATAAGCCATTTGGCCGCCATCTGCGCAAGGGCGCTCGATACCGCCTGGGTCATAGACTGCCAAAGACCTTGCATCACCCCCTTTAGTGACAGCTGGCCCTGCATGGCTTGGTTAAATACATTTTGGAACCCTGAGCCCATTGAGGTGATCACACCCAGCGTGGTTCTTTGTGTCTCAAGCACAGCCTGCTCTCGGATTTGCCCCATGCGCAATTGATGAGCGCGCTCCAACGCTTCTTTTTCCGAATTGATTTTTTCAATCTCGACAATGTTTCTGTCAGGGTCCAGCAGCGCAATTTGCTCGCGCTCCAAGATGGCCTCAAGAGAGATCGCATTGCGGCGATTTTCAAATGCAGCCTGAGCAGCCAGGACTTGCGCCTGGTCCAGCAGACCCAGCTGGGCCTCGGTCTGCGTTGCCTGCTCTTCAAGAGCGATGGACTGCAGACGTGAATCGCGCTCTGCCTGGACGCGACTGGCCCGGATCGCGCGCTCCTGGTCAGCCGCTTGGCGCTGAATTTCCACGATGCGCTTGGCCGAATCTTCGTACTGCTTCGTGCCTTGTTGGTACTTGGCCTGTATCTGCAGCTCGATACGCATGCGCTGGTCGGCGTTGTTTTTGTAGGCGGCGGCCTTGGAATTCAGCACCGCCACCTCAATGTCAAATTTGTCCTTGATCGTGGCCATCTCGACATCTGCAGCCTTGCGAGTCAGGGCAATACGCTCGGCATCACTCAGGTCCTTGCGGGATAGGAGATCTGCCCAGTATTTCGTTTCCTGCGCTTTGGTCATCTCACGGAACTGGCCTTCGAGCATGCCTTGTCGCTCCAGGCCCACTTTGTCCTGCGCAAGGCGCGCTTCCCACTCGCCCATGCGCGAAGGGTCTTCCTTTTCCATCTGGACCTTGACCGCTTTTTCCTTGAAGTGATATTTCGGTTCTGGCTTGTCGTCGCCATGCTCCACCTTGGGCGGCGGAAGTGGCTTGCCGAAAGTGGCCTTCATCCGCTCATAGGCAGCCTCATTTTTTGCAGCTTCTTCATCACGCGCCTTACCGATCGCCCTGAAGCCCGCCAGGTCACCAGACAGAAGTGCCGCAGCTTGAGCCGCTAGTGCGCCAATGCCATCACCCATATCCTTAAGTGCCAGCCATACTGAGGCTGCGGCAAAGCCAACACCTTCCAACACGGTTCCAAATACCTTGCCCATGGTCGGGCCTTCCTCACTCATAAACTTGCCCATGCGAGTAAACACCGGCAGCAACTGATTGCCGAACTGAATCTCCAGGCTCTTGCCAACCAGATTCAGATCCTTCATCTGCATGCTGTACTGCTTGCTCATGGCCACGCCTTCAGGCCCCACGATCAAGCCCAATTGCTTAGCGCGAATTTCCGCATCCGACATCACGGCCGTGGTCAGCTTCAACATGGCACGCACTTCCCCCCAGCCCTTGCTGTAGACCTGCATGCCCGCAATGTTTTGCTCAATGGGGTTGTGGATTGCGGCCAGCTTTGCATTGACCTCGCCCATGACCTCAGTTACCGGGCGGTAAGCGCCGGTGGTATCGCGCACCTTGACGCCCAACACATCAAAGGCCTGGCCATTCGTCTGGATGTTCTTGCTCAGTTTCATCGCCGCATCGGTGACGACGGACGAATCAATGCCCAGATGATTCAGCGCCACATTCAAAACGCTGGCTTGCTGGGTCGTGATACCCAACTGCTTGCTCATCTTGCCCGCTTCGCTGTTCCAATCATTGGCATCGCTAATGAACTTTTTCAGCGCACCGCCGCCAGCCAGCACGGCCGTGAAGCCTGCCAGGTACTTGGTGACCGAACTGAAGGTCTCGCCAATGCGCTTGAACTCGGAGTCAATCGTTTTGCTGGCATCAGCAGCCGACTTGGCCGCCTTTTTCATTCCAGCCTCAAACGCTGAAGGGTCGGCGGTGATATCCGTCTTGAATTCTTTGCCGTCAGAGCTCATGAACTTCTCCAAAAAACATTCGCTCCAGCGAGGCCAGGGCTTCTTCGGGGGATGCGGCCGTGGCCATACCTTCTGGTGCCTGCAGGTTTCTTCCCATGCCTGCAATCCACTCGGGTCGACTGGGTGCCGGGCCGCTCAGGTCGTCGTCAGGGGTGTCATCCTCGGGAGGATCTGCGGGCTTGTAGTTGAGGTATGCCGCCACCAGGTGGTGTACCGGTGGATGCTCGCGCCACTCTTCCTCCATGGCCCGCAGCGTGGGCAGGTCTACATGGGTGCGGACGTAGTCCCAAGTCCAGCCGGTGTTGGCGCAGATTTGAGCGAAGAGCCTGCTCCAACTAACTGGCTCTTCGCTTGAACGTTTCCCCGCTCTAGCGCCTGGGCTTTGCGGCGCACACCCGCGGCATCTAGCAGGCATCCATACACATCGCCAATGATGGATATGTCCACCAGCTCGCCCACTTCTTCCCTTGTGATGTCCGGATAGTTGCGACGCAAAGCCATGTGCGTGGCATCGGTCATGGTTCGAATGGCAACCGGATCCATGGAGTCGAGTGTGGGCAGCGCAGAAAGTTTCTCCTGCAAGACTTCCAGAGCACCAAGCGATAAGGGCGGCAGCATGTACACCCGCCCACCCCCGAAGTCGTATTCAACGCCGGGGATCATGGGTCGCTCAATCATGTCTGGCACCAATAACCAGCAGAGCCCGTGCCGTCGTCCAAGGCCATAAAGCCAAAGTCGGCAATTACGAAATCTTCATTCTTGAAGGGCAACGCCAGCTTATCCGATTGGCAATTGTTCAACTTCAGGCCGAGCTTGCTGCCCTTGGAATCGTTGTACAAAATGGCCGAGAAGCTGGGGCTGTAGCCCATCAGCTGGTTGGTCATCGGGACAATGATGCCGCCTGTGGCTGCGGTGTACTCGCTGCTGATCAACAGGGCCTTACCGGTGTCCGCAGCTGCGAAGGTGTAGACGCCTGCACTGACCGAGTATTGACCGGTTGTGGGTGCGCTGGCCACACGGGTGTAGTTATTACCAGAGGTGTCACTCACGCCCAAATCCGACAGGAACGTGCCGCTACCAGGAATAGTCGGGGTCACTTGAAACGGTGTGGTCGGCACAGAGGCTGCAAAGTCAAGCTGGGGCAACTTCACACCTACCGTGGGGGTGATGCCAAAGTGCAGCGCCGCCAATGCCGTTGCGTTGATGTCCGCAGTCTTGGCGCTAAACGTCAGCTTGGCTTTGCCTCGGCCCTGATCGACGGGCAGCTGATTAGCTCCGTACAGGGGTTTAGCTTCAAAGCTGAAGTCTGTGGACACGTCCTGCAGGATACCGATGCGGTACGACTGGGGAACGGCCAGGGCGACACCGGAGGCGTCAGTGCGGGTGGTGGCGATCAAAATGCCAACGCCGAATTTCTGTTTCGTGGTCATGGAGAACGTCCTTTAAATGGGGTTCAGTTAAGCGGGAACGTCGGCGGCTGCAGGAGCAACTTCCGGCACAGGGTCAACGCTGTTGGGATGCGCGAGCACCACATCAGAGTCCAGTTCGATTTCATCGCCGGCGCTTTTCAGACTGCCGTCGGGCATGCGAAAGCTCGCACCAGGGCGAATGATGTACTTGGCCATAAAAGGCTCCTTACAGTGTGTTTTTGGGAATCAGGTAGGTGAACCGGTACCGACTGTTTTTGTCCAGTGCGGTGGCATCCGCTTCGACCTCGGACAAGCTAGCCGCTTCAATGCGAATGCTCTCCACCAGGGCCTGCAGGGTGCTGTCATCAATCAAGGCACCATGAAACGACGCATGGATCACTTCCGCAGCGGGTGTGGGCGGATCGGCACGCACATGGATGCGCAGTTCGATTGACACCTGGTGCTTATCCATTTCGCGGCTGAACGACTCAATGGCGATTTCACGCGGGGTGGCATTGACGCAAGGCGCCTCGCTGCGGCTCTCCGCTTCGGTGCGTTCACGAAAGACATTGCAGCCCACAGGCACATTGGCCTTGAGCAGCACGTCCAGGCGGTCAAGCACTTGGGCTAGGACTGTGGCCATTACGACACCTTGGTGAGTTTGACGGTGCTGAACACAGCATCGTCCTGCTGCACCAGGTCCGTTCGCAACTTGTAGGTGCCATACACGCCATTGCGTAACACCACCACCTGCTCGCTGCGCTTGAGACCTGCCCAGGCTGCTGTTTCCAGCGTCAGGGTGTACTCGCGACTGATGTGATTGCCGCCATCGGCACCCGAATCACCTTCGTCAAAAAGTACTGGCCCGCTAACCGTGGTGCCGCCTGTGCTGGGTGTCCAGCTCATAGCGTCACCAAAGTCGGCCAAGAAGGTCAGCGCGTCAGATGCGAACATGGTGCAGTGCGGTTACTGAGCGGCTGCAGGTGCCACAGGCGCGGCGGGAACCAGGCCTTGCGCCTGAGCCAATGCGGCCACCAAGGCTTGCACGAGGGCAGACGGATCACTGGCGGCCATGCTGGTGATGTTGGCGGCCTTCTCGGCAGCCAAGGCAGCATCACGGTCTTTCTGGTTTGCAAACTCCAACTTGTGGATATGGTCTGCGGCGTCGGCATCGTCCAGGGTGACTTCCTCACCGCCGGTGTAGGTGCGCTCAGACTTGTCGCCCTTGGCGCTGATAACGGAGAGGAACACGATGAAACCATCGCGCACGACATATTTTTTACTGGCCATGGAAGGCTCCTTAAAAGAAAAGCGATTGGGGGAAGCCCCCGCGCCAGAATGGCGCAGGGGCAAGGGGCACTACGGCGCGGATTAAGGCGTCAGCGCGTCAGACATTGTCGAGAACGATGCAGCGTGGCGCACACCGATGTCGATGGACTGCAGAGCGCGCAGCAGCACGCCGCCACTCTTGTAGGCTTCAGCAGCGTACGGGTTAGGCACAATTTCCAGCACGCCCCACTCGCCGATCAGCAGCTCGCTCCAGGCACCGAAGAAAATCTCCGAGCACACACCGGAGCTCGAACCCTTGGTGAGGGTGCTGCGGGCCTGGTTGGAACGGGCAACGGGATAGCCGTTGATCTCACCAGGAGTGCCCGACTGGGCGCCCACTGCCGAACCCGTCCACAGGTACTGGCCTGTGCTGGACTTGAGTTTCTTGGTAGAGCCGACCACCTTGGCATTGGTCAGATAAGCCAGATTGCTTTCAGGCGCATTGGCGGCAGTGACCTGTGTTTCCAGATCAATGTAGTTGTCAATGCTCACAGCCAGACCGTTGGTACCGCCAACCACCGAGCCAATGCCCGACACATTGGCAATACCGCGTGGGGTAGCGCCGGTACCGATGCCGGAAAGTGCTGCCAGGTCAATGCCCAGGGCCATGGCCGCCAGCATGTCAGCACGCGCGATCATGTCGATGTCAGGCGTGGCCTGCATCAGCATGTTGCGGGTGATCAGGCTGTAGGTGCCGATGCTTTTCATGGACAAGCTGACCTTGTCAAAGGTAGCTTCCGCTTCAGTGGTGTCCACGCCTTCAGCCACCCAGAAGGTTGAGGTCTGGCCAGTTTGACGCGGGATGTCCACGTTACCCACCAGGCCGGAAAGCACAGTGGCGCCCAGTTGCATCACGCGGGCCTTGTTGCGCAGCACTTCAATGAAGCTGCCGGCCAACAGGTTGGTGGCAACCAATGTGCCGCCAGATGTGCCTGCACCTGCCGTGCCCACGGTATAAGCCGCACGCAGGTTGGTCGGCACAAAGAATGCCTTGCCGTCAGACGGTGCGCGCCCAGTGCGCTTGGCGATTTCGTTGGAGCACTCCAGCTCGAAGCCTGCGCCATCCCACTTGCCAGTCATAGCGGCATTGACCGCACGGATCATGCTGTAGCGGGCTTTTTCCTTAGTGGTCAGGTCTGGGTTGTTGCCTTCGCCGAATTCCACCACGGGCTTGCCGGCCTTTTGGGCGCGCTCAAGCACCACGTCAGCGGCGGTCAGGCGAGCCTGTTCGATGGTTGCGCCGCGCTGGATCAGGCCCATGCGCAGTTCAGGGCTGAGGTCGTACTTACGCGAGAGAGCATCGATCTCGGTCATGCGGGCTCGTTCGGCTTCGGCGCCGCGCTGCAGTTCAGCAGAGCGGGCAGCTTCTCCGTTAGAGACGTTGGTGACTTCCAGAGTCGTACCACCGGTGCTACCGGTGCCGGAAGGGGCGGCATCGCCATTGACCTGCTCAAGCAGGCGTTGTTTGCGTTTGTTCATAGATTGCTCCTGGGGTTGATGAACTGGGGGGGTGAGTTGCGCCACAGGCGCGGGAGAGTCGGTTGCTTCTCGTTGGAGTTGCACGCCGTTTGCAACGTCAGCGCTGGCATTGCGGCCAACTCCAACGGTGGGGTCAGCTGGTACGGTGACCAGCGAAATTTCAAGAGGCTCCCAATCCACTGCGGTGATGGTGTCGGCCTCCACGTCTTCCAGCCATTTGTAGACGCGATATGCAAAGGACACGTTGACCAGGATGCCGTCGTCCACCTGGTTAAGCGCCCAGGTGCCGCGCTCGTCTTTGCCAAAGCGCACATTCGCGCGGCCCACACCATCGCTGCATTCAATGGATTCCACCTTGCCAAGCAAGTCGTCCATGCGGTGGTTGAAAAGCATGGGCATGGTCTGCTGACGCACGCCTGTGCGCATAGCACCAGGCGCGTGGCTCAGTATCTCGGTGCCGTACCACATGCTGACCGGCTCTTCGGAGCTGAAGGCCAGCGAGGTGGACCGGGTGATGTCATCAATTTTGGCGGCGCGCTGACCATCTGCTGCAGTCTGCAGGCGAATGGTGCTGGTGCGGATCTGCGGCACCAGAGTGTCAGGCAGGGTTTTCTTTGTCATAGGGTCCTTTGTGGATCAGCGAGCAGTGACCTGCAGGGTGATGGTTCGGGTGTCGGTGCGGGGTGGCGTTTCGTTGGTGGTGATGTGACACTCAATGGGCAGCAGCGTGCCGACCGCCGGCTTGCGGGACAGCGACGGCCACACGCTCACGACACCACCAATCTGGCTCTGATTGCTCAGAACAACGCCCGTGGGTGCGGTGATGGTTGCGCTGGCTATCGTTGCGACGCCAAGCCAAGCGGTCCAATCCCAATCGATGTTGAGGCTGGCGTCATGACTGAAAGGCAAGGGTTGCTGCATGGTGTTCTTTTCATTCAGCCGATACCGTCAGGCGACGACTTTCGGCGGTGATTGCGTTGGTGCGAGACTCCGCTGGAATCACAAGACTTCTGCTCTCCGCCATGACCGCGTAGGTGCGCGCGGTTGGAACGAATACATAAATGCCCGTGGTCAGGACAGCGACAGATGCCGTTTTTGCTGACGCCTGCGCATTCATCAATATCTGAGTTGTCAGCGCCGCAGCAGCGGCCGTCACCGCTGCATTGCTGGCGGCCCAGGGAGCCGAACCAGCTGTCAAATTTGCGCTTGCACCTGTGCCCGCTGCATTGCCGGCTGACAGTCGAATGGCTGTAAGCAACTGCGCAGTCGTACCGGTCGTCGCGGTGGCCACCGCGGCCAACGCAATCGAGCTG